TAGGGATTTAGAGTTTTGCAAATGGGCGAGACAAGAGTTGTCAGACAACGCCAGAGTGTTCTACGATTGCTGGTGGTAGCATGAACAACTTTGATATAGCTAGCCTGATCAACATCGGGCTAGTTATTTTTTATGTACTGGCGATTGTCGCCCTTCTGATCTACGCAATCAAGTTTGACGATTGACGAGACATCCAGTCCAAGTGTATTTTATAATTATTCTTGTTAGTCCTCCATTTAACAAGGCTAGAGGCCAGGCCCCCGCCTGGCCTCGTTTCTTTTATCCCGACTCCCGAACCCCGACCCCGACTTCTTGGCTGCTGCACTAGCTGCTGCACTAGCTGCTGCCCCGACTCCCGACACCTTGGCTGCTGCGCCTGGTCGATGGCCTGGTCGATGGCCTGGTCGCCCAAACATTTAACTTGTTTTTGCTTGTGTTTTCATGTTAAAATAAATCATAAGCAAAACTATGGAGAATTAAATGCTTACAATCTCAAATATGACAGGCAAGCTAGAGGGGTTTAAAGCGATTAACACTAACACGCTATCCAACCCTTTTTGCCAAACAATGAGCGCGTGCGGTTCAGCTGATATCATCTGCACAAAATGCTATTCATGGGAAATGCTCGAAACATTTCGCAAGGGATGTATTCCCGCATGGGAAAGAAACAGTAAAGCATTATCTGAGGGTATTATTCCGCCTCATTTATTGCCGACATTTCTTGAAGCGTTTGTTAGATTTTCAGGACATGGCGAGCTGATAAATCTTACCATGCTAGAAAATCTTCATAACATTGCACTACACAATGCGCATACCAAGTTTGCATTGTGGACTAAGCGCAAGGACTTAATCAACAAGTTTTACGCTAACAATGACAAGCCAGAAAATCTGATTTTGATTTTCAGCAATCCAAAAATTGACGCGGTACTTAACAATCCGCCAAAACATTTTGACCGCACGTTTAACAACGTATCAGCTGACAGTGAGACAGTGCAAAACTGCACGGGTCAAAAATGCAAAGATTGTTTGCTTTGCTATATCCCTAACAACGGCGTAACTCAAATTGTAGAGGCAGTAAAATGACAGACCAAGAATTTCTTTTGAAAAAATATAAGGATGTACCTTTTGACGAGTTGACCATTGTTAATGGTATTCGAGTTTTAAAGGCGCGTGATCACGAGGGCAGACCGCTCATTTATGTTCATCCGCAATCTCTCTATGAAATTAAAGAAGACTATGACGTAAAGGCGGCATATCACGCGGAGTTAATGGAGCGTTATTTTAAAGATAGTAACCCCATGACTCATCCTGCGGCGGATGACATAATTAAAAAAATTGGTATCAAAATGAAAGCGAGGTTCGGCGAATGAGAAAGTATTTAGGACAAGTTGGAGTTGATTCGGGTCAGTTAATGGTAACTGACCCGTGTTATCTAAGCCAATATCAGGATAACGATTTTCAAGACATCCGCATATATCGGCGCAAGGATGACCCAAACAAGACATTAATGTTTGGAGTTGATTTTAAAAGATACGATGACATGATTCCAGGTCACAACGGCATGGGTATGAATCAGTTATTAGAACAAGGGATCTATGAAGAAGCCCCCAAGAAGGTCGATAATTCTTATTCCTATAATGGAGCGTGCAGCACGACCATCGCGAGCGATGGGGGTGAACTTGGAAACGGATTAGGAGTTGCATTCCGCTCAGGACACGGTGATGGGTCTTATGAAATATTCGCCGAGATTCATGACGGAATTATTCACAAGGTCGAAATCATCCTTGTCGATGACGAATTAAATTGGACAGGCGAATAAGGGAAGGGGGCGCAAGCCCCCTTTTTTTTCAGCCAGGTGCTGCGGTCACTTACTGTTAGACTGGTGCACCAGTCCCTGCCCCCTGGACCAGGAGCCGATGACCCCCGAACCCCGACCCCGAAGTCCCGAACCCCGACTCCCGAATCTTGTCCCATAGATCCGACCAGTCCCGACCCCGATACAGGGGTTCAGCATCAAGCCCGACTGCCCCGACTTCCGCTGCCCGACCCCCCTCAAACAAAAATAGGTCGCCCTGCCTCGACCCTTTAACCAAGATGAAAGAAAGCCCTCCGCACCGAGAATATGCGGTATTCCATGCAATTTGTTGTGGAGAGAGGTTTACCCCCTTTCCTTTTGTTACCTTTAATTCTATCCAGAAGGGCAAACAATCCCAGACGATGTGTACGTCAGGCACACCGCCACCGTGTCTGTTTTCAATTCGTGTCGAGAATGTTTTCGGAGGCAGGTTCTTCTTTACGGTTGTCCAAAAGTTTTTTTCCAACATTTGATTTCTCTGTGTATGTGCCTTCTATGAACGCCTGCGGATATTGCTTGCGCAATTCACTTAGCCGTAAAGCGATGTCTTCTTTTGTCATGTCGTCAAGCTGGTGAATTTGTTCACGCCTATCAACTGTCAGACCGCCCAAGGCAGAACGTATCTTTTCAGCGTTAATTGCTGCGGAGTACTGTCCAGCATCTTCAGCTCCTCTTGAAAGTTCGTCCAGTCTTTTCAACTGTCCAATCATGGTTACCCCATAACGCCTTTCACGTTCTTGCCTGAGTTCTTGTATGTACTCCACAACGTGCGGAGCATAAGAACCGTTCAGTAACTTGGATGCCATTGTCATAGATGAGGCAGGAGAATAACCAGCTTTACGAGCGCAC